CAGCGTTCTTGGGTATGCCATTAATTGGTGAGTCTGCCGCACAAATCATGGGTAACTTGCCGCAAGACATAGTTGCTTTGCGTACCGAATTAGAATTGCTTAAGTCTATGAATCCTGGACTTGAACTCACTGCCTCAATGGAAGAATTCATTGTTAAAAACAGACAAGCTGCTGAGTCTATTGCTGAAGTCAAAAATGCTATTGCCAGCGGAGTTGGCGGTGATGATGGCAAGCCTACGTTCTTTGACCGACTCAACCAGAGCTTCACTGACCTAGAAAACAAACTGCCTAGCGTTCAAGAAAAGATGGACGAAATGGCAAAGACAACCATGAAGAATATGTCTGATGGTTTGATGGGTGTAGTGAAAGGCACAGTTAAGCTGAAAGATGCGTTCAAGCAGATGGCGGCATCATTGATAATGCAAGCCATACAGTTGTTTGTAATTGACAAAATAACCGGCGGGTTTTTGTCGTTTGCCAAATCGTTAACCGGCAAAGCCATCGGCGGCTCAGTTCAGTCTGGTCAGCCGTATATGGTAGGTGAGCGTGGTCCTGAAATGTTCGTGCCTAATCAGGGCGGCTCAATTGTCCCCAATAATAAAATGGGCGGGGGCGGTATAACTGTCGTTAATAACGTAGATGCCAGAGGCAGCGGCGCAGATGTTGACCAGAAAATCAAATCAGCAATGACGCAAACTTCACAGCAGACTATAATGACTATTCAAGACCTGATGCGTCGAAGAAGGTTCGCTTAATGGCTACATTCTCATTTCCTAACATTACACCAGCAACTAATACTTTTGAGTTGGTTAGTAACACTCGCACCTATCAGTCACCTTTGACTAACGCAGTGCAGACAGCCTCGCGCAAGGGTTCGCTGTGGAAAGCGTCAATGCAGTTTAATAACCTATCTGGCGATGACCGAAAGGTAATGCAAGCGTTTCTGGTTAAGCTAAACGGGCAGCAACACAGGTTCACCCTTCAAGACCACTCTCACACGCCCAGAGGAGCCGGTGGCGGCACTTTAAGAGTTAACGGGGCTAGTCAGTCAGGCACAACTTTAGTCTGTGATGGGGCCACTGCAAGCGTCACAAACTACCTTCGCGCAGGCGATTACATTTCCTTTAACAATGAATTGCACATGGTTGTGGCAGACGCTAATTCTGATGCCTCCACAAACGTGACGTTATCTATTGCACCGCCTATCAGAAAGACACCGGCAGATGACACGATTGTTGATTACACGATTCCGGTTCTTGGTGTATTCATGCTTGCTGGCCCAGCCTCTTGGAATACGACAATAGACATTCATAGCAGCTTTAACATTGAAGCCGTTGAGGACGTTCTAGCGTGAGTCGTGGTTTTCCTACAGCAGTTGCTACCGCGTTAAGTGCCGGTCACGTTGTTCTAGTTACCTTTGCAAAGCTAGAATTCCCAAGCGGGACAATCTACGTTCACAACTCCATCGGTACATACACATGGGGTGGGCAAGACTGGCTAGGCACTGGTGACTTTGGCGAGATCAGCCAGATAGAAGAAGGCGCAGACGTAAGCCCTTACAAGATCACCCTCACCCTCTCAGGTTTAGACGCAACCATCTCAGGCGCTGCGCTGAATGAAGACTATTACATGCACCCCGTCTCAGTATATTTGGGTGCGCTAGACGCTGACGATGTATTGATTGCAGACCCTACCGTTGTTTGGGAAGGGGCAATGGATCAGATGAACATTACAGTGGGCGCTGATGGCGGTGATGCTATCCAGTTAACCGCTGAATCTGAACTGGCAAGGTTTGATAAATCTAGCATGAAGAAATACACCCACTCTCAGCAACAAAACGACCATTCAGGTGATTTATTCTTTGAGTTCATGGCGGATATTGAAGACGTGAAAATCCGCTGGGGTTCTGCTGACTCTAGCAGCGTTGCAGGTGGTGGCGGTGGATCTTCTAGCCCAGAACGTCATCAACCGACTTATGAGCGGTGAACGTACAGACCGCGCTCAATAGTTGGAATCGTCGCCAGTTTGAATACGGTGATGCTGACTGCTGCCAGTTCGCAGCGTTCATAGTTAAAGAAATGACCGGCAAAGACTATATTTCGCAGTTCACTTATGACTCAGAAGAAAAAGCAAATGAGTTAATAAATAGTGAGGGTGCACTGGTTAATCTGGTCGGTACTGTTTTAGGTGAGCCGTCTGATGATTTAAAAGACGGTGACCCATGCGTTGTTGACCTTCCGGTTATAGGGCAGGTCTGCGGTGTAAAATATCAAAAGTCAGTTGTCTGTCTAACCGCGAGAGGGATGAAGCAGATCCCTGACCGCTACTTAATTTCAGGGTGGAGTGTTTAGATGGCACAGGTAGTTGTAGCTGCTTTAGTAAAAATAGGCACGGCAATAGTTGCCACTGTTGGTGCTGCTGGAGTCTATAGCACCGCCACTTTAGCTTTCATTGGAGCCGCCACTATTGCAGTCGGCGTTGCATCATTAAGAATGCTGACCCCAGACTTGCGAATGCCTCAATCTGATAATGACCAGAGTAGGCAATCTACAGTCAGGGGAACCATAGAGCCTCAAAAGATAGTCTACGGCGAAGCCCTTGTCTCTGGCCCGATATTCTTTGTAGGCACTGCCAATACTGATAACAAAGACCTATATCACGGAATCGCTTTAACAGGCCATGAGTGTGAAGCAATCACTGATATATATCTCGACAATGAGATAATCACAAATGCTCAAATCACAAACAACCTAGTAACTGGCGGCACGTTTGGCCCAGTTGATAGCGAAACAATCTGTCAAGTTGAGAAAAAGCTAGGCACAGCTACACAAGCCTCTAGTTCGCTTTTAACTACAGGATTCACTGAATGGACTAGCGCACACCAAGGCAAAAGCCTGAGTTACATTGTGACCAAGTTCACCCTTACGGATGGCTCACAAGAGTTATGGGACAGACTCACACCCACTAATATAAAAGCCTTAGTGAAGGGCAAGAATGACATCTATGACCCTCGGCTAGATGTTGCTGCTGGTAACGCCGCAGGTGACAACCCCACAAGCGCAACTTATCAAGCGTGGAGTGATAACCCCGCTCTTTGCGTTGCCAACTTCTTAATGGATACGGAATTCGGGTTAGGTGTACCGGCAAGCAAGATAGACTGGGCTGACGTTGTAACTTCCGCAGACGCTTGTGATGTTTCAGTTGTAGTACCAAATTCAGGCACTCAAAAGCGATTTACGGCAAATGGCGTAATCTTCGCAACCGATAGCTACAGGGCAAGCTTAGACAAGCTGCTTTCCTCAATGAATGGCAGCATCTTTTACAGCAATGGCAGCTATAGAATTAAGGCGGGGGTTTACGAAGCTCCAGCACTGACTCTTGATGCTGATGATCTAGCTGGCGCTATTACTGTGAAAACCTCAGTGGAAAGGGGTGAGCGGTTTAACACCATCAGGCCGATTATTGTTGACCCAGCGCAAAACCACAAATCAACAGAAGCCCCGCAGGTACAGTTAACCTCAGCGGTCAGCCGTGACAATGGCGAAGTCATTACAAAAGACATTCAACTGCCGTTCACCAATACAAGCTTCATGGCTCAAAGGTTGTCGCACAAGCAAATTCAGCTATCTGACCAACAAAAGGTAATCTCGTTCCCTGCTAATCTTTCTGCATTGAATGTGGATATTGGCGATAGGGTAAGCGTTACAATTGACGAACTTAACTACAGCGCCAAAGTGTTTAGATGCTTAGGCTGGTCTTTTGCTGATAGTGCTGATGGAGCCGTTAACCTCACTCTTTTAGAAGATGATGCGGGTAGCTACGCAGACCCCACTGCCGGTGAATACTCAACGGTTACAGCGGATGGAACAATAACGCCCGGATTCCGTGGTGTACCAGATCCACAGAACCTCAGCGCAACTGCTGGCCTAAAGAACATCGAGTTGAACTGGACAAACCCAGTAAACACCAGCAAATTCAAAGAGATAGTGATCTATGCTTCGCCTGATTCTGCGTGGGTTAACAAAGTAGAGATAGGGCGCACGCTAGGCACGCAGTTTTTCCACGATGCGTCGAACAGTG